GACAAGCTGGCCATGCCAGTATCGTTTTGGCATGGTATGATTCGCCAAATAAAGCGACGCTATCCTAATGCAAAAAACTGACGATCAAAAAGCCCTGACGTTTTATAGCGAAAAGGGACCGGATCATGTTGCTTTGAAGAAGGCTTATGATAACACCCTTACAGAGCTTTCCGAGTATTTTAACCAGTGCAGACGGTCTTACGATGAACGGCGCAATTATTGGCCGGGCAAAACAGTAGACCTTCGCAAACACGGATCAGACTCTTTCCCTTGGGAAGGAGCGTCGGACACCGAAGTTCATGTTATTAATGAACGAATTAACAGCTACGTTGCTTTGTGTCTTACTTCCCTTGCTAGGGCTAACATTCGTGCTTATCCAGTAGCGGTAGGCGATATGGCACAGGCCAAGGTGACATCTAGCTTCCTAAAGTGGATGATTGCCTCATACATTCCCCGCTTTAAGCAGGAGATGGAGCTTGCGTCTAACTACCTCTTTGAGCGTGGGTTGATGATTACCTACGTTGGCTGGGACCGCGAGAAGAACAAGTACCTCCAGAAGTTTTCTCTTGAAGACATTGCCACTAGCAACCCTCGCCTTGCCTCCGTCATCCTAGACGGTAGCGACGATGTAGGGGTAATTGCAATGCTCAAGTCAGTGTTCCCAGACCTCAAAGACAAGCGGGCAAAGAAAGCAATTAATGAGCTTCGCGCCAAGGGCACTTGTGAGCTTACGGTGACACGCCGCGACATTGACCGTCCGTGCATTAAGACTTGTGCGCCAGATGGAGATGTAATTTTCCCGCCTTATTGCATGGACCCCCAGAAGGCTCCTTACGTTTTCTACAAGATTAGGATGACGGTGCAGGAGATTCTGAATAAGGTAGAGGTGTCTGGTTGGAACCGTGAATGGGCCGAATACTGCATTGAGCATTACAGGGGGCAGAGCACAGACATCTTTAACGGCAATGCGGCAGAACAGGCTACCCGATCCAGCGTTGCTGAATGGCAAAATGACGACTTAGTTGACGTTTTGTATGTCTATCAACGTCTTGTTGATGAAGAAGACGGAAGCCAGGGTATCTACCAAACAGTGATGTCCCCATTGTTTACGGGCAGAGGAGATGTTCCCGGCCACGCAAAGTTTGAGCTTATGAACGGTTACGAGGACTACCCGTTTGTTGTTACGCGGCTTTCTGAGGACAATAAACGGCTTTACGATCTCCAGACCATTCCCGAACTACTTCGCGGTATTCAGTACGGAGTGAAGGTAGAACGGGATAGTCGCACTGATCGTAACAGTATGGCTACCATGCCGCCGCTAATGCACCCTATTGGCAAGCCGCCGCCAGATTGGGGTCCAGGCAAGAAGATTGGCCGGATGCGTCAGGGAGACTACGAGTGGGGTCCAACCCCGGCTTACAATCCTGGCAGCGTAGAAATGGAGCAATCGCTTCTTTCTAGCGCAGACAAGCTAATGGGGCTTGATTTTAACAATCCACTTTCTGCTTCCCGGCGTCAGTACTTTGTGGATAAGTTCTTGGCGCACGTTCAGGGCGTAATTAAGGCTGCTTACAACTGTTTTCAGCGGTTTGGCCCCGACCAACTGTACTTCAGGGTTACGGGTGTTCCAGATGCTCAAACCTACAGCAAGGGAGACCCAGACGTTGATGTAGACATTTCTATCTCGTTTGACGTTCAAAACACGGACCCCGAGACGGGTGAGAAGCAGATTGAGCAGCTTTTGGCTTTAGTGCCTTACGACCGTAGTGGCCGCATTAACCTCGATAGTGCCATTGAATTTGCTGCTAATGCTATCAATCCAATGCTTGCAGATGCTATTCTTCAGCCTGTAGAAGCCGCGCAGGATAAGATGGTTAAGGATGTTACGGACGATCTTACTAAGATCTTCTCTGGCATTGAGGTAGGCGCACGGCCTAATGGGGCAACATCAGCCCTAGACATCATTAAGCAATACGCCGCGCAGCCTGACATTACCCAGAGGTTGCAACAGGACGAGGCATTCCGCACCCGCCTAGAGAAGTATTCCGCCCAGTATTCCTTCGCCATTCAACAGCAACAGAACGCTGAGATTGGCAAGGTTGGCACCGCTCCCGCAAGCATGGGACAGGTTGCTACTCAACAGGCTAATACGGTAAACTACTAGAAAGCATAATGACTCAGGATGAGAAGGACTTAGACCATCTTGGGCATATTGAGGCGTTTCAACGCTTTATTGCTCAAGTGCACGTTTCCCGCGAAACCGCTATTGGCGACTTGCGGGGTGCTACCACCGACCAGGTGCAGCAGATTGCTGGTAGGATTCAGGCTTACGATGACATCCTTCGCTATGGCGATTGGGAGAGCATCCGGCGTCGAATGAAATAAGCGGGCGGTTCGTTAATCCGCTACCCTGCAAAGGGCCATCGACACGGGTACGGTTTCTACATGCTGCCGCCTATAAAGCCAATAAATGGCAAAGATATGCTGTGTGTCAAGCATATGCCTTACAATGCGCCCATCGTAATCGCCATGACGTTAAGTTGGCGGAACAAATATGTCTGAACCAGAATCGGGGTCCACCGCTACGGCCCAAGAAAAAGTAGTGAAAACAGATAATATGTCTGAGGGTGATTTCATCCAACGACGACTCGCCGGTAAGGGTACTGCGAAAGCAGAATCTGAGACCGAAAAGCAAAAGGAGGTTGAATCCACGGAGAAGGCTGAAAAGCCAGAAGCCGGGGAGGAAACGCCGGAAGCTCAGAAACAGGACGTTCTTTCAAAGGCTAAGTCTGGAAACTTGGATGACCTTTCGGAAGATGAGCTTAGTCAACTGGCTAAGTCCATCGGAAGTAAGGCGGTAGCTCGCTATGGTGAGCTAACGGCAAAGCGGAAGGCTGCCGAGGAGCGCGTGCGCTTCTTGGAGAGCGAGCTTGCCCGTCGAAGTGATACCACTGCCAAAGCGGTAGAAGAGGTGAAGGACAACCCATTTGCGTCTATCAAGGATGCGGCTGGGCTCTCCGAAAAGGCTAAGGAAATCAAGGAAGTGATTGAGTTTGCGGAAACGCGGCTTGATGACTCCTCGGACATTGGCCCCGACGACATCGCTGCAACAGTGGATGGCAAGGAATATACGAAGCGTCAGCTTCGGGAGACGTTACGCCGCGCTCGCAAAGCTCGTGATGAGTATTTGCCGGATGTGGGACGACGCCTCTCGGTTGTAGAAAACAGCAAGAAATTGCGAGTTACTATGGACGAGCAGACGCGGAAGGAAATTCCTTGGCTGGAAGATGTTAACGACGAAAGGAAGAAGCAATATGACGCCATCATTGCCGACCCGCGCCTCAAGAAACTTGAGGAGTTCGCGCCCGACATTGCTGCTCAGTTGCCTTATTTCTTCGCCCACGCCTCTAACAGCATCTATGGACGCAAGGAGATTGCCCTGTCGGAAACGGCCTCGGGCAAGAAACCTAGTTCACGGCCACCTGAAAATCCTGAGTCTGGTGCGGTTGCAAGCCGTAAGCCGGAAAGTGTCCAGACCAAGCAAATAGGAGAACTTCAGTCCAAGTTCAAAGCGAGTGGTGATAAGGGCGATTGGCTCAAACTCCGTACAGCACAAATCTCAAAACGTAAAGTTCTCTAACACCGCCTAACATGGCTTTTTCAAATACCTACGATACCACCAACCCCGGCTCTGGGGTTAGCAACCGCGAGGATCTCCTCGACGTTATTACGACTCTTGCCCCGCAAGATACGCCTATCCTTTCGATGGCTCCGAAACGTAAAGCTACGGCGACCTTCCACGAATGGACCGTTGATAGCCTGGCTTCTGTCACCACCACCGGCGTCTCCGAAGGCGCGGATGTCACTGCGTTCACCGACAAGTTCTCTGGCCGAGCGCGTTTGGGCAATTATGTCCAGAAGCTCCGCCGTTCTTTTATGGTGAGCGACTTGCAGCAGGCCGTTGATAGCGTCGGTCCAGCCAAGATTGCCGCCGCTGAGATGAAGGCTGTCAAAGAACTGAAGCGCGACATCGAAGCAACCATCTGCTCTACCAATGACCGCGCTGCGGAAAATGGTGGTGGCACGTCGTATGCGATGCGTGGTTTGGGCGACTGGATTGATAGTGCGGGGCCGTCGGATGTTCCGTCTGCATTCCGCACTCCTTCTGGCAGCATCCACTCCTCGGGCGCGTTCACCGAAACCGTTCTCAATGCGTTGATCACCTCGATTTACCGCGTTAACGGCATGGCAAATGACCTGACGCTGGTGGCTGACACTGCGCTTCGGGCTGTTATTGCCGACTTCGCTCGCACTTCTGGCAGCACCAACACGGTGTATCGCCAGATTCAGCAGAGCGCAGACACTGCAACCATCAAGCTGACGGTGGACTTTTACGAGTCCGACAACGGCATCGTGTCCATCGTGAACATGAATCCTGATTGTGCTCCTGATACCACTAACAAGGACACGGGTTACATCCTTAACCCCGATTACATGGGCGTTGCGGACTTGATCCCT